CACTGTTTATCCATACAGTTAAAAATATACTGTATACAAACACAGTATAGAGGGACTTTTATGCGTATTGAAATCTGCATAGCCAAAGAAAAAATGACTAAAATGCCAACCGGTGCTGTGGATGCGTTAAAGGAAGAATTAACCCGACGCATCAGTAAACGTTATGACGATGTAGAGGTGATCGTAAAAGCCACCAGCAACGATGGCCTTTCTGTTACACGCACCGCAGATAAGGATTCTGCAAAAACTTTTGTTCAGGAGACTCTGAAAGATACCTGGGAATCTGCTGATGAGTGGTTTGTTCACTAATTAACACGTAAAATCGGTAACGGCTGGAAATCATTCAATACTCGCACTATCGAAAGTTAACCAGCCAGCCGTGGCACGTTCTTGCATACGACGTGCTACGGTTTCATTTATCTCCGACCGGAAACTTCTTATACAAAGTCGATACGCCAACATCATAGATGATCGCTACCTTCTGGCGAGAAACTCCTGATGCAATTAGTCGTCCAGCCTGCGCCCATTGTTCTGGACAGCGACCTCCAGTTCGTCCCTGTGCGCGAGCAGTTGTAACTTTGCGTTTTTTTCTGGGCAAATTAACACGCAATTCTGGGCTGTCAGGTTGTGCGCTCTCCGCCCAGAATTGCGCGTCAATTTGTCAGATTTTTAATCGTCCAGCCCAAATCTGCTGGTAACTGCTGGCAGCATCGTAACTTGCAGATTTTTCGTTTCGTGGGTATTCGTTATGCTCAGCATGATAGCTGTTGTTGTGCTTCCCTGGTTCGCAACGGTCACAAATCCAGAATCGACTCCCAGAACTGAATAAGGAGCTCCAAAACTTATTGACACGGATGAACCTACAACCCTGAAAAATCCATCAATTCTGTAGCTGGACATATTGTTATTTGCAGGGTCACGGATTAGCACCCACAGCGATATCCCCCTGAAAACTAAGTTTTTTACATCTGGTACTGATAGCGAAATAACAGTATTCCCGCCTGGTATCAGTTGTCCGGCGTATTTAGTTCCGTGCAAGTATTTTCCTGGTAAATCAAGATAATCCGACACCGGGGTCAATAGTGTGGAAACGTGTCGACTGTCTGACTGAGTAAATACATTAAAACCTATATTTGCGTAATCGATTATTCTTCCGCCACTACCAGAAATAATGGCTTCTCGTTTCCCGGTATTGTTACGTATTATCAGGTCCGTATTGTGATGACGTATAATACCAATAGAATATTTCGATTCTCCGTTCAGGCGATTATTTTCCACTGTTCCGCTAATCAGTGACGACAACAGAATATCGTGTTCGTATTCCGGATTACCCGTTGTCAGATTTCCCTGTATATGACAATCGTATGCCCAGCCGACAGGTTCGTCTCCAAATTGCTGAACGACTATTCGTTTGGCCGTATTCCCTGCAACCAGAACGTTTCGCACATCGTCAGTCTGGGACGTAATCAAAATTTCGTCGTCAACGGTGTTTCCGCTGACAGTGACGTTGCTGCTGTCATCAATCCAGATTTTGCCCCTGAATGCGTTCCCGGAAATTACTGTATTACTGGAATCGTTTTCAACCTCACAGGAGCCATAAGTATTTCCGTAATCGTAATTACCCTGAACAATCAGATATCCGTTCCCGTTGATAAAATTGTATGAGGTCGCGTTTTTCCCTCCGTGCGTTGAATTGCCGACGCACTTTGCGTTGGTTACCCCTATATGCTGAAAGTGCCCGGCGTTTACACCCTCAGGGGCTACTGACGTACAACCAAGTATCAGGGTATCACTGACAACTCGATTATCCGGATTGTCAGACATCGCATCGTAATCCCTGGCTGTTATATCAGTTGCGTAGAAAAAACCCGCAAACTTGTTGAACAGGATTTTTATATTTTTGTAGTCAGATAAGTCCTGGTGGGCATTACACGAAAACGCCCTGGCTGAATGATGGTATTCACGACAGGTCTGCATGCCCGTTAATAACGATGTTATATTACTTGATTTTATAACGAATCCGTTGTGAACCAGGTCTGCATCTCCCACCAGAACAATGGGTTTTGACAACGTTACAGTGTCGAACAAATACTTTCCTCTCCAGAATCCCAGTCGCGATCCTGCCGGAACCGAGTCAATTGCCCGCTGTATCGCCGCAGTGTCGTCAGCAATACCGTCACCGATAGCCCCAAAATCCCTCACACTAATAATCTCTGCGTTTTTGTCGTGCTGATTTCGGATAACAGCATTCTCCAGGTCCTGTTTAACTGCTACCAGGGAATCCCCGTCATCCGGGTCTGTAAATCCAAGGTTTTCGAGAGCCGTTGGTACTGTGCCGTCCGATTTGATATCACCAAACGGATTCTTGCGGCTTAACAGCAGCGCACGAAGCGCGGTAAGCAACTGGTCGTGCCGCTCCTTCTCCAGGCTGGCACCGGAGGCCTCCACCACGCTACAAAGTTCTTCCTGCAACATGTCAAAGTAGTCATCATCCAGATCGGTGGCAGGTGTGCCGGTCTGGGGGTTACCACGGGTAAAACCGTTCTTACCCGCGCCGAACTTATCCTTCTGCGCGGTTTTCGTGTCTATACGATGCATGGATTACTCCGGATATTTAAAAATTACGTAGGTATGCGAAGGGCAGAGTTTGTTAAGCACACACTCGACAACGGTGTCGCCCCAGATACGCAGTGCGGAATCACAGGGATCGCCACATGTCATCCAGGTGGTGTTGGTGGCGGCTGGCATGTTGACCTGCCAGTAATACCGCCATTCCGGCGCATTCACCGCGTCAGTACAGGCCGATGAGCAGGTGAAGGTGCTTTTGTCGTATCGCGTGATGGTGGCATCTGGTCTGCCCAGGGCAGCAAGCTGTGCAAGATAAAAATCCTCGTTGATGCCGCCCGCCAGGTTAACCTTCGCATCCAGCCGTTGCTGACGCTGGCGAAGGGTCTGTGTCCCTGCGGGAATACATTCATCCGGCAGGCCGCACAGACGCTCCCAGCGATTTATCAGTTCGGTGGTGGTGCGCGGATCCAGCTCCCGCATCAGGGCATCCGCACGCTGATGAACACGGGTTAATGACGGTGCTGCACCGGCAATCGCCGGATCGCTAGCTGGCCACGCCGGACCGGGCGGCAGCAGTGCCGACAACAGACGGATGTAATCATCGTTTGTCACGTCCATAAAATCGTCCCCAGAACCGCCAGTTCATTTTTTGCAATGGAGATATTGTCCGCCGGTGCAAGCAACTGATGGCTGTATTCCCCGTTCGCACCGGAAATCGCTTCACTGATACGCGACACCTTCAGTTCTCCCTGCGGATAACCATCACGCAGCAGGAACGAACGCAACTCCGCAGTAATGGCGGCTCGTATTTCCGGTGTGTCCGGCGTCACGCGGATATGAAAATCCACTTTATGTGCCACCGGCCTGAATACATACAAATCAGAGCCTGCCACCGGGGCCAGTGGCTCGATATGTTGTCTTGCCGCCATTTCCGTTGATTCTTCCGGAATGGGGTTAATCAGGTCACTGCTGGCAATCATCACACCGACAGTTCCCGTTCCCATCCAGTGACGGTATGTCCATGCGCGGGTAATGCCGGGCACTTCTTTAGCCCAGACGACATAGTCCCCGTCAGCCCCGCCCTGCGGCGTCCAGTAATACCGCTCAATGACGCGGGCGCGCCACGTTTCCAGCTCTTCAGTATCAAATCCGCCTGTCAGGGTGTCAGCCACACCGGAAGACGGCAGCCCATTCACCGGCGTGACCAGGATTAATGCCGTACCGTCGTCAGCGTTACCGACCGCTCCTGCACTTGAGCAGGCGATCGGCACGCGCAGGACACCACCGGTGCTGATTGCATCGGCAGTTGCCGTGTACTGAACCAGGTCATCGCGCTGAATAACACTTCCGGCGGTCACCTTCAGGCCATCGCTGACACCTTCCCAGCGCATATACCCGCTGGCAGCCGTGGCCCCCTTGCGCGGACACCGTTTCATCGCAGCATGTCGCGCCAGCCAGGACTCATCGCACAGGTCAGGCAGCATATTCATTGCCAGATAATCGATGTACCCGTAAACCGTATGCAGCGCCGCCGCATACACCTTTGCCCGCACGTCTTCATCCATGCGCCGGAGCGTGTCGCTGACGTCCAGCCTGGCGAATAAATCGTTACGGAGCATACTGATATTTTCTGCCAGCGTCGGGCGCTGAAATTCACTGTCCGCCATGCGTTATCGCACTCCACAGATCATCAAAAGAAATCATTACCGGTCCGTCACGACGCCAGAGAGTGATACTGTTACCCAGTTCATTAATCCCGGTGCGGCGGATATCCAGATCAATACGGGACACCACGCCATCATCAATCATCCATTGCAGGCATTCGCGGATATACCCCCTTACCGTCTGCACCAGCTGATTGGTCAGTTTGCTGCGCTGAAGCAGCCACAGTCGGGAGCCGTAACGGTCATTCTGTACCGCAGGCCAGGTATCCCCCCACCATCCCATCGGGACGTCGGCGTTGTCATCAGGCTCCGCCCGCCGCCAGGTAAACAGGGAAATCACCACGGCGCGGGTCAGCGGATCCAGCGGTGCGCTGGCGCAGGTGCGTTTACCGTTCACCGTCAGCCACAGTTCCATCATGCCTCCATCGCTTTATCAGGTTTGTCGGTGTTACTGCCCTGACCGTTCTCTCTGTGACGATGCCCGTTATAGGCAAGCCGCATCGCTGACATGGTGGTGCCGCTGGAGTCGCACAGGTCTTTCACTTGTCCTGTCACTTCCAGGTCCATTTCAAAACGTGCTTTAGGTGAATTGCGAAACGTGATCGTTTTACCTGCACCGTCCACCACGATCCCCTCCCGGGTCAGCGTCACGGACTGCCCCTGATCGTCATAGACAGCCACCTCACCCGTCTGCAGCCCTTTCAGGCGGTAACGCCGATCCGACACCGTAACAACCACCGCATGAGAACGGTCGCCATCCGGAAACAACACCACCGCTTCCGCACCGCTGTTTGCCCTTGCGGTAAAACCGTAAGGTTCAAGATGTTCAACCCCGGCTTTGGGTTCACCGGCAATCAGGGACACATCCACGGTCTGACATTTCGTTGCGGCACTGATGCTTTTCACCACGGCCCGCCCAATCAGCCCGAGGAGTTGTCGCTGTATGGTTTCAATCGCCCTCATCAGAACGGGTCCTCCTGTACTCTGGCTTTTTTCTTTTTCCGCGCGCCGGGATCTTCGGGTTCAGGCAGATAAGCATCAGGCGGGCCGACACGGATTTCCGTCAGGGTGCCGTTCTGGTCCTGAGTAAACGTGACTTCCGAAACAAGCAGTTCGGTATTGTCGAAACCACAGACCGGATCAAAGACAATCACCCGCTGGTTGGGCTGCCACAGCGTACCGTTACCCTGTCGCCAGCCCTGCACCACATAGGTGGTTTCATCCGTCCGCGCCGCCCGTTGTCGGGCTTCAAAGTCAGCACGCGCAATACAGCCTGCCCCCGTGGCCTGCCCTGTCTGCCTGATATACATCGGACGGTAACGGGCAATAAATGCGTCCTCTGTGCGGGCCCGCAGCGCGGTGGTGGTGGCCTCACCGAAATCATCGTCGTTTCCGGCACGCTGCCCCGCCACCTGGTAAACTGAAAACCGCTCCCGGATACTCTTCTCCGTATCACAGGAAAGGATGTTTTCCCCAAGTACCAGCGCGGTATGTGCCCGCGTTGAGCCAATACCGCCAATCACCAGCCTGCCGTGCGGGTCGTCGTAAGCCAGTGCCTGCTGCTGACCGAGTATTTTGTTGATTACCTCAATCACCGTTTCACCGTGATCAGGCTGGACGTCAGGAATAACACCCGACGGCGCACCGTTGTTCACCACCTCAATGCCGAAGGGCGCAGCAAGCGCCTGCGCAATCTGTACCAGCGATCGTCCGTTAAACTGTGTCGGTTCGGCTGCACAGTCAATCAGATCAGCGGTTAGACTGCGTCCGGCAATACCGGTGCTGACCGAACGGGCATCGTAACGAACGGGCGTCGCCTCCACCCAGCCGGTGATCACCAGCTCATCACCAATCAGCACTTCCACTTTTGAACCGTTTTTAATGCGCGGCTGAAGCGTGGTGATACCCTCATCTCCCGGCCACTGGCGGGTGATCTCCACACTGAAATCCCGCGCCAGTCGTTCAACACCGGCACCGATGCGCACCGATGTCCAGCCATTCCACTCCCGGCCATTTACCCGTAGCGTGACGTTATCGTTCATTGCACTGGCACCTTCAGAGGGATCACCGGCACAAAGCCGGGATGCGTAATGGCATTACGCCGGATAATGTCCGCGTCACGCGCCGCGTTATCAAACCAGGTCGCCGCCAGCACCAGCGCGGGTAAAACCTCATCCGGCGTGCGCTGAATGATCCGTGCAGACTGTTCAAGGCGCGTGTTGATATCCGCATTCAGATCTGCTTTCACCCGGCGCAGCGCCAGAAACAGCGCATCACTGGTTGTACGGGACAACTCCTTATCAATTGCCGTATTCAGTGTGTCGCGAATGTCAGTCAGTTCTTCCCACGTCGGCAGGTCAACTGTGTTTTTCACCGCCGGTGCATTGTTCAGTGCCGGATGCGTGACGGAAGGCCAGCCAGTGCTCTGCGCAGGTGTTGTTGCCTGCCCCACTGCGGAATTCTGCATCACCGCGGAAGTTGTTGGCGCAGGCAATCGGGTGACGGCATACGCCGCTTCGCTGATTGCGGTCGTACGAAGGGTGCTGGCAACCACGTTACGCTGCTGCGTCGCCGTGGCGGTGGTTTTACTGTCCGTTTTCCAGACGCCGCGCGGTTGCAGATCGCTGCCGAGGCTGACACCGGAAAGCGTTTTGATCATGGTGACCAGGTCGCTGGCGTTACCATAAAGGCGTTTCCCGGTACGCCACATTTTCTGCACCTGCTCAACGAAATTTTTGCCTGACGATGGCGGCGGCAGAAGTACCGAGATATCCCCCTGCAACAGCCTGGCGGCATCCGATACGGCAGAATCCACCACTTTCATCGCATCAGAAACATACCCCAGCATTATGCTGGCATTACCGATAACGTCGTTCTGCACGAAATCCGCCACACCATCGATACTGAAACCGCTGAAGCTGTCACTGATGCAGTCATCCAATGCAGAACAGGATGACATCAGCGTCTGCGCCGTCGCCGCACCTGATGTGGGGTAAGAGAGTTCTCCTGCTTCGACAAACTTCAGGTCAAAGCGGACAATACGCCCTTCACTTTTCGATGTGCTGACCCGAACTTCCCCGTCAACACAGACTTTCAGCTCACCATATGTCGGGTGGACAAGCGTGCCGGGACCGGGTTTATTCAGCGCTTCAATCAGGCGATCGCGCTGGTCAAAGCAGTCATCTCCCACCACATAAGCTGTGATGGACGGGCGGAAAGTGACTTTTCCCAGATCTTCGGTATAGGGCTTGTCGCGGTTCGGATATTCGTGTGTTTCCACACGGCGACCGGTTCCCGCACTTTCTTCTTCAACCTTAAACGGTACGCCGCGAAATGACGCATCCTGAAGCCTGTCTTTCCACGTCATATAAACTCCGGATACAAAAAACCCGCCAAATCTGCTTTGTCAGTTATTTACATCGCAGAAGATGTGGCGGGAACCTAATATTTTTAATTACTATCTGAGTTGAACATCAATGGAATAAATATCACCACTCTTTATAAATTTAGAATCTGTCCTTTCATCAAAAGATTCAAATGACTGTACCTTTAAAAACTTTTTCATTTTATTTTCAAAAATACTTTCATTAACACCAGTTAAATACTTGAACGCTCTACCAGCAAGGACCTCATTACTTAAATCCATTGTGTTTTTATTGTCTTTGAAAAACCAAACAATAACCTTTTGTGGGCATGATGGATTATAAACAGATATATAAAACTGCGGCTCATATTTTTCATCAGCGTCATCACTAAGCATTTCTTCAGAAGATAATTCTCTTCTGAATTCATATTGCCGCTTAGTTATTCCTTCATCCTTTATTATCTCTTGCTTAACTGGCGCAATACCTATAGAAGAGATTAATTCTGACTCATTAAAGCTGAACTTACACTCTTCCGCAGCCAAGTTAAAAGATAAAAGTGCAGATATAAAAAAAACAAAGATACGCATAATCATCCCTTCAATCATTTGTAAGGAATGATTATATTAACTACTTAAAGCTGAAAACCCAAATTATGCCAGACAAAAACACATTAATCATTTTGTACACTACCTGAACCGCGTATAGCCAACATCATGGCTGACATCAAAACCGCTGGATCGCGTTTCCATAACCCGCATACCCGGAGGCGAATTCACAAAAGATACCTTGATCTCACCATCAACTTTTGGCACAGAAGCTTTGTTAATCATGAAGGGATTCGAGCCTGTGGCATCGGAGGCGTTGTTTGACTGAGCCGGATCCACCGCCGGATAAGGTGTGTATCCCCGCGCCGGTATTCCCGTCCCATAAGCATCATAAGCACCCGCGCCCCACTGCGCAGAGTTAATGGCATCGACCGTGTCACCGGAACTGTCGGTAAACCACTCAATAATTGGCTTCAGCTTGTCCCACATATCCTGAAACCACTTAACAACCGGTCCCCAGTTATTGATCACCATCCCCAGCGGCGACCAGGCAAAAACCTTCTTCAGAAGTTCCCAACCTGCCTCAAAATAAGGACCAATGGTTTCCCAGAGTTTCTTAAAATAAGGTCCGACAACATCCCAGTTAGTGATAATTAATCCCGCAGCCAGGGCTATCGCCGTCGCAATCATGCCAATCGGCGTCATCGACATGATCCTGCTGACAATACTGATGGCACCGCCAACGCCCATCAATCCCAGTTTCAGAATCGCAAGACCGGCAGCAAGCCCGACGACGCCGCGAATAACCCGGGGATTTTCATCCGCAAACTTCGTGAATTTCTCCCCCAACTCCCCCAGCCATTGCGTGATATTTTTAGCGTCACCAGAAAATGCGCCGCCAATAGCCGCAAGGCCGTTAGTTGCGGTCCCTGTCATTGCCTCCCACAGGTTGGACAGCGTACCAAGCTGTGCCTGAACACGTTTATTCAGGCTGGCCTGTTTATTCATCTTCTGCTGGATCTGATCGTAGCCATCCTTTCCTTTATCGATTAGTGCATTGACCACCTGAAGGGTTTCGGCATCATCACCAAATATTGCCTTAAGTACACCTGTTCGCTTAACGTCGGTCAGTTTTCGCAGCTTTGCCAGTTGCCTGAACATGTTATCAAGACCGCCAAAACTTCCTTTGCCGTCAGTAAAATCGAGCTGTACCCCGAGTTTCTGGCGGGCCATAACTTTATTAACATCCCTGATTTTCTTAACGCTTAATCCGGACTGGATAACTTTTCGCAGGGCATTACCTGCCGACTCCCCGTTCATCCCCATCTGATCCATCATGACGCTGATGGGGGCAAGGCTCTGTGCAGCCTGAAGACCGTCCTTGTTCACCATCTTCAGAACAGAACTGGTTTTAGTGAAGAAGGACAACATGTTGGTATCGTCAACGCCCAGATAAAACGCCTTCTGGATAGTGTCGAACAGCCCCATCATGTCTTCTGACGCCGTTCCGGTAGCATCCTGCATCTTTGCAGCAAACTCAGCAGCCGCTTCCGGTGTTTTTTTCAGTTGTACCGCAAGATAAGCTGTCGCTTTACCCACACCGCCAAGAATGTTTTCTGCCGGGATCCCCTGACGCACCAGCATCTGCATCATGTTCTGGAAATCAGCCGTTGTACCGGGTAGCTGGTTACCCAGGCCAATAGCCAGTTTATTGATGTCCTGAAAGCTCTTTCCAACCTCGCCGTTCGCATCCATCATGGCGACTTTCAGCCCGGTGGCGGCGTTTTCCTGATCGGCATAAGATTTCAGGGAAAGCGTCAGACCCGCTGCCAGTCCGCCACCAAGCGCCAGCCCACCCTGTGACGCTTCTTCCGCCTGGCGTTTAAATCCCCGGATTTTCTTTTGCATTTTCGACAGCGCGGGAGAAAGCCTGTCGACACCGGTGATCAACGCCTTAAGCTCAAATTCAGCCATGTGTGCGTTTCTCCTGCTCTATCCTGTTTGCCTGACTGACCAGCAAGGGAATTTCACTGATCGGCATATTCAGCAATTCGAAGGGATTAATGCGCCAGTAACTGGCGCAGTCAAAGAAGCGATCAGTGAGGTATTCAGCCGTCAGGCCTGGAGGAAAAAACCGGCCACAAGCCACGACGCTGCATTCAGGTCTGCCGGAGACATCTGGTCGACAGAGCTTTGCGGCACTTTCGCCAGCCGCACAATGTATTTCGACACCACATGCGCCAGAAGTCTGACGGACTCATCCTGATTCATCTGGTAGGGATACCCCAGCTCGCGGACATCCTTCCCGGTGGGTTCATCAAACTCCAGTACGGAGAGTGTCTCGCCATGAGCAATAATCGGTTTCTTTAACTCAAGCTCTTTCATTACTGGTAATCCCCTTCTTCACCGTGGAACTCAAGATCGACTGTGCCTTCTTCGGCATTATGGTTCGCTTCGCCGTGCAGCCAGGCGGACGACAATACATAGACCTGACCGTTCGCCAGCTCGGCAGTGATGGTCATCTCATCAGACGAGGTGATTTTGCTCACCGGAAAATTCTTCGGCACCTTGAAGGTCCCTTTGACATAAGGCGCACGGTGAGTTTCCTTGCGGTCCACTGAACCGTCCAGGCCGATGATGTCATCATTGACCGTCCTGTTCATGGGCACCTCAATGCCGCCGGTCAGCGATAGCTGCTGACCGTCAATTTTGAAATAACAGGTTCCCCCGATACGGGCCATTATGCAGACTCCTCTGAATATTGAAGACGGAACTGGTTAACCACGGCAAAGACACGCAACTGGTTAACATAGTCAGGCGGGAACAGCGTGTTCAGGCGGTTCGGATCGCTGGCATCACGCTCCACAACCAGGTACTGCTTAAACAGTTCGTAGTTTTCCACGATCCCCGCACGCTCAAGCTGACGGTAGGTTGCCAGCAGTTCCCCTTTGATCACCGCCGGTGTGACAATCGCCTGACCGGGACCAAAGCGGGTACCGTCGCTGGCAAGCTTGTGACGCCCGTACTTACTGGTAATGACGGATTTCAGTTTGCGCAGCACATACGCGCTGGTATGCAGCGTCTCGCTGTCGAGGTAGCTGTTATCCGCAACACCGTAAGCGTTTTTCCTGTACGTGGTGACATCACGCTGAATGCGCAGCACCCCGCTTTCGACATACGCCGTTGCCACGCCATGAGACAGCAGGGTCTGTTGTTCGGTCATCGTGAACCGTTTCCCCTTCGGCGCAGGCAGCATACCCACCAGCTCACCGGTCTGCGTGGGACGTGCCGGATCGTTGCGAATAAACACCGCTGCGCGGGCGGTACGGCTTGCCGCCAGCTCGTCGGCAGGCGTCTGGGTCTCTTTTTCGTATCCCGCCAGGGTAATGTGCTGCTGGTTAAACTGGTCACCTGCGGTCACCAGTTCTGACAGCGTGCCGATCTTTGCCGTATACACATGACCATACAGCTGACGCGCATAGCTCCAGCGACCGCTGGTATCGTTCATCTCGGTCACCAGCGTGTTAACGGAGGCCGTGTCGTTGAACGGCAGGCCGATATAATCAAACGGCTCATCCGCCATTGCAGCCACCGCGCCGGTGAGAACAGGAGCGCCCGTTCCGGCGGTACCCGTCGCCACGGCAATCTGTACGCCCGCTGGCAGCACTTCGCCCCCACCAAAGCCGTAGTAATTGAGGCTGACAGGAATTTCATTCCCGCAAAGCCCCTTATGACGCGCGGTCAGTGTGACCACGCCTGCCGAAGATGAGGCAGTAAACGGCAGGGTCGGAACGGCATTGATGGCATCTTTGATACTGCTGGCAATCGTCGCGACGTTATCGCCGTTGGTCACCGGTGCCTGCACGCGGGTACGTCCCACATAAACATTCACCGTGCCGGTTTCGGTTGCTGCCCCGGTCACCGTCAGCGTAACTGTTGCCGCCGCGCCTGTGGATTCAGGAACGGCAATCACATACAGCTCGCCAAACGGGTCAGTCTGGCGATAAGCCTCGACCATACGCGCCAGCTGACTTCCCGCACCACAAATCTGGCGTGCATAGTCTGCCGACGGCATCAGTACCAGACTGTTGGCAACAATCTCTGCACCGTTATTGGCATGACCAATCAGCAGCGATGCTCCGCTGTCCTGTGCAGTATTCGCCGCCTGGTTATCCATTTCCGCATAAAACAACGGAACCAGCGTATTCGACGGAATGGTGTTAAAGCTTATCGTCATCGGTATTCACCTTTTTATTCACGCGCCGGATATCACCCGCTGCTTCACGGCGCAGCCAGTAGTTGTTCTCGTCAACATTTCGCCCTTCGGCGGGCAAAAGGTCGCCGCGGGCAGGGTCAGGAACTGACCGCCCTTTAACAGGTTTCACAAACATGAAGATCCTCAGGAAGGAAGGGTTATTTCGGTGTGATGTTCGATATCGCCGTCAGGCCCGTTACCGGGATCGAGATAATCAACATCAATCGCCAGCGTTCGCAGTTCATCCAGACTGTTCAGGTCATCCTGCTGGCGGGTATCGTCTTCGGTCAGCTCGCTGATGACCGAAAAATCGAACTGATAAATCAGCTCATGACGATTCAGATCCAGCAGCGTGCCGCCGTCATAGGTAATCGGGTTACCGCACGCTTCCGGGTTCCAGCCCAGCAGGGCCTTAAAGAGCATTTGCCGGACATCGTCCACCACATCATACGAGGCAAACTGACCGCGCTCATCACTCCCGTTACTCAGTATGACAACCACGGAGAAGCCCTCTTTCAGCTCCTGCCAGTAGTCGGTCTGGCTTTTGTTTTCTCCCGGAGAATCATCACCCGGTACAACATATGCCGCCGGGAGTCTCAGCTTTCCGACCTCCGGCAGATTTTTGAACTGTGCCGCGCCTGCCACCCGGTTTTCAAAATACGGGCAGCGGGCACGCAGCGCAGCAATAACAGGCGTCAGTTTCATCTGCGTCGTCGCTCCGGCTTCAGTGATTTACGTAATTCCCGCGCCAGAAAATAGCGTGTCCAGCTGCGGTTCTTTTCAAGAGTTTCCACCATAAAGTTATTACGTGGAGCCAGCCGCCAGCCGCTGCCACCGGATGCACCACGATGATGACTACGACGACGTTTTGCTCCTCCCCGGACACCAAAAAACAGAAACGCCGGATAGAAGTCACCAGAGATCATCCGGTTCCCCTTCCCGTTGCGCTGGTTAGGGGCAATGCGTGTCATAAAACCGGCTCGCTTTTTACTGGCTCTCGGCACCATGTAACCAATCGAACGAGCCAGGCGTCCGGTCTGATAACCGGGGTTTTCACCCGGTGCCGACCGCGCACGGCGCATCACCAGCCGACGGGCATCACGCATATGACGCTGCCCAATCGTGACAAACGCCCGCCGGACACGGGCGCGGTTAAAGCGCATCTCGGCGGGCTGCTGAACATCAACGTGAAAAAAGGGAGTCGCCATTGCTGCCTCCGTGACTCTGCCTACATTCGCCCAGCTCCGTACACTCCAGCAGCAGAAAGCGCCGCGCCCCGTTCAGATCACGCTGACGTTTCACCCGGTACACACTGTCATCACAGACCACCTCATAATCAGCAGTGATCCCCCGGCGGTAGCGAATGGTGATGTAATGGGTGATGGCGTCTCCGATCTGCGCGGTTTCCTGCCAGGTGGTGGCACTGGTCTGGATAACCTTCGCCCATGCCCGGAACGCAACCGGGTATTGAGGCTCCACGCCAAAGTTATCCGCGGGCATATCCACCCGCTGGCGGATCAGGACGCGTTTATTCAGCTCGCCTGGGTCAGGCAGAATGTAGGTTGCGCTGGTCTGCGCCTGACGAATTTTCATTGCGGAAAGTACCTGTACGGGCCGACAAGCCAGCCAAAACTCTGCGGCATGTCGAGTTTCTCCACTTCCGTAACCGACGAGCGGTTTTCGTAAAAATGGCTGATAAGCATCAGCATCCCCAGACGAATATCATCCGGCAGGTGCAGCCCGTCCGGATCGCTGTCCGGAATGGTTTCATCCGGTGCATAGAGCTTCCGGTTCAGATACGTTTCCGTCCGCTTTTGTGCCGCACAGGCCAGCAGTTGCAGATGGCGGTCATCAGCATCGAAATCCTCATCCAGCCGGAGTTGGGCTTTAATCTCTTCCATTGTCAGAAGCATACTCAGCCCTCTTTACTGGTCGTGGCTTTTTTCTCTTTTGCCGCTTTACTGCTTTTTGCACTGATTCCGCGCTCTGCTAACCCGGCCTGAAGTGCAATCTCCTGCACCCGGGCAGGAAGCGCCCCGTCGTCATACTCACCGGACCGAATGACCTCAACACGCATACCGTCCGGTGACCATTTCAGATCTTGTTTCAGGATCATGATTCTTCACCCGTCAGAACAGGGGCGCGGTTCCGCGCCCCTGAGTGATTACGCCACTGCAATCTTCAGCAGTTTGATGGCCTGCGAATCGACCAGCATGCCGCCGGTGCGTTTGGTGGTATAAAAACCGACAAACGGTTTATTGGTGTACGGGTCACGCAGAATGCGGGTGCCGATACGGTCAACGATGGTGTAACCCCGTTTGAAGTTACCAAATGCAATGGCTTTCGCATCAGCGGCGATATCCGGCATCTGTTCGTTTTCAGCGATACCGTAACCCGCCAGAGAGGACGGCTGCCCCAGCTCCAGCCCCGGACGCCACAGATAGTTACCCTCGCTGTCTTTCAGCAGACGGATGGCAAACAGGCTGTTGTTGTTCATCATGAACTTCGCGCCTGTGCGGTGTGCCTTACGCAGCGTGTAAATCAGTTTGATAATGGCGTCTGCGGTCACCGCCGTCGCGTCGCCGGATACAATATGCTGAAGTTTGCCGAACGCCCGGACCTTATCGGTTTCATCCGTGGATTCATACGCCAGGAACCCTTTCGGCTTCTTGGTACCATCGCCGGTGGTAAAGGCAATTTCTTCCTGTTCGGCAAATTCGGTTGCCAGCTCGCTGTTGATCCATGCTTCCACGTTGAAAAAGGCATCATCCAGCATTTTCTGGGTGGCCTGCGGGTTACCGTAGATTTCCCCCATGAAAGGTTCAATCAGGCCCAGTTTTGAGGTGGCAGTCTGGGAGCGCGCGTCAGTCTCGCCAACCCATCCGGAAGCCGTGCCGCCCAGATTCACCAGTTTTTTGTAGTCGGAACCACCAACGGTGATCACCGTGGCTTCCTGGCGCATCACCACTTCATCTTTCAGCAGGGTGAGAATGTTGCGATCCAGTGCTTCCGGCACGGCATAGCCGCCGTCTTCATCGGTGCCCACCTGTAATGCCTTGCGCTCCAGATCGCGCAGACCATCTTCACGGCCTTTACGCAGGAAGCCCACAAACGCTTCTTTATGCTCGGTGGCCAGTTTATTTTGCGCACCACCTGCCGGACGTTTCAGCTCAAGCAGCTCTTTTTCAAGATCGCTTTTGAGGTTTTCCAGCTCGCTGAGTTTCCCGTTCAGGGTTTCCACCTGCCCGGCAAGCTTGCCTTTTTCCTGCTCAATCGCATCCACGCGCTTGTCGTTCTTTGCTTTGAAGTCGTCAAACTTCTGCTGCAGCTCCTGCGCGACCTGTTCGACATCTTTAATATCAACCGCCATCGTATTTCTCCTGATTAGAAGTTCAGATTTTTCAGTGCATTCAGTGCAGAGCCCACATCCTCAGCGTCGCGCAGGGACAGTGCGCCATAGCCCCCGGCCATGAATGCTTTGGCCTGGGTACGGGAGAGTCCGACATCACGCAGGACTCTTTCGATTTTTTTCTGTTCGGGGATTTCCCCGCGGGCCAGTGCGTTCTTGACGTCGCTGATCCGCGCCTCGTCGTTAGACGGGAACGTCACCAGGCTGACTTCCCAGAGGTCGATTTCTTTCAGCAGAAAGGCTTCTTTGCTCCGGTCGTATTCCCAGTCTTTCAGGACGTACCCAATAGAAAGGCCGGTTAACGAACCGGCCTTCATGTGTGCATGTGCGCGTTTTGCGAGGGGATCATCATCAATAAGCAACCGTCCCCTGACGTAAAGCCCGACATCGTCTTCCTTCATTTCAGTGTAAACACCGATGGGTTCATCCATGCGGTGCTGCCAGAGCAGCGCAGGTAACGCTTTTCTGTCACTCCACGCCCGCAGGGAAGCAGCAAATGCCCCGGACATCACCACATCATCGTGGCTGTCCTTTACACCAAAGACGGAGCCATACCCTTCAAACTCACCGGAGTCACTGACAGATTTCAGACTCAGCGGTACATCAAGACGTTGTTTCGTCTGCATTGGCGTTATCCTTCTGCTTACCGGCTTTACTGCCATCGGAGGGTTTCGTGGTCATGTTCATCGGTGTGAGATAGACATCACCACCGGGTCGTGGATTCATATCTTCCAGGTCGCGGCAGTCATTGGGAGAGTAAATTCCCCAGTTGATCCCGGTGGCGTAGGCTTCAAAACGGGACTTCATATCCCCGCGCAGTAACGCCCCGGCGTTAAATTTGGCGTAATAAACGCCCTGCTTACTTTTTCGTACCAGTCCGGTGTTGATCCGCTGTTCGATGCGGGTCAGATACGGCACCAGTGAATAGTTGATAAATCCCAGCCCCAGCTCTTCGATATTGTTGAAGGTGGCGCGATCGGTGTTCTGCACCATGTGCAACGGCACCCGGAACAGACGACAGATTTCTTCAAGCTGAAACTTGCGGGTTTCCAGGAACTGGCTGTCCTCGGCGTTCAGCGCCATCGACTTCCAGTCCAGCCCCATCTCAAGGATCATCGGGCGGTGAGCATTGCCAAGCCCGGTGTGACGCTCCTCAAAATCTTTCTTCAGGCGCTCGTAAGCCTGATCTGACAGCGTCTGCTCTGTACGCAACACACCCGACGTCACCGCGCCATTGCTGAACAGTCTGGCCCCGTGCTCTTCGGTCGCTGCCGCCAGCGATATTGCCTCGCGGGCATAGGCGATGGGATTCAGCCCCACCAGTCCGTCCAGCGTCAGCGTGCGCACATGCCAGATATCCTCCTGGCTCAGTACATCCGTGGAGCCATCCGGGAATGTGACCTGATAGACCGGCTCCCAGCTACTGTTAAGCTTCGGTACCACACAGCCGGGATCGACGGGCAGCAGTTCAGCCACTTCGCCAAATGCTTTCACTTTGTAGGCGTAAAAGTTTCCCCGCAGGCACAGACAGGTGACCACCAGCTCCCAGAACTCCTGCGGCGTCATATAGCCATTGGGATGCGTGGAGAGCAGCTTATGCAGACGTTCGCCGGTGGCTCTCTGCTTCAGGCTGCCGTTCAGGTGATACAGGTTGCAGGGCAACATCCCGACCGACTCCGCCAGCACCCTGACACAGGAAAAAACCGCCGTCAGTCGCATGGCCCGCTGGCTGCTGATCTGCTTTCCGGTATAGGTGTCGTAGGACAACCCGATAGCATCCGCCAGCTCTGCTGGCGTGGTCACCGGTGCGTCACTTTTTCGTTGAAATAATCCCGAAAAGAACACTATTTACCTCCGCCGACAGACGACTGTGTACGGTCGAGATATCGCGCCACCAGCCACGACCAGAACAGGCACAACGCCCCGGCAACAACAAACCCCGCCGGGGGATAAATCAGCCAGGCACCATACGCCAGCAAAAGCGCCCCCAGCACGCCCACCAGAGGCGCGAGAATCAGCATGATCATAATTACCTCAGTTAAAGCGAGCGGATCCCATAGGACTCAATGTGGTCAGACAGCGTGTCTTCTTTCTCGTACAGCATGGCTCTGCCAACCGCCATAATCAGCGCAACTGCACCATCGATTTTGTTTTCCGCCTGCTCTTTGACGGGCTTCACCACATCATCGTTACCCGGAATGGTTTTGCCGACCACGTTACCGATACACCAGGTCATGATGGGATTGCCATCATGATGAAAGCGCCCCGATTCAATTGCCGCTTCCAGCTCTTTCATCGGGTCGGACATGTTGGTGTAGTTCTGAATGATAGTGATGGGGTTCAGGTCTTCATCAGCAAGGTCATGTGACAACCCGGTCGCCCCGAAGGGGTCGATGGGTGACTCACTGACCGGGCTGATTTTGTTCGCCGCTTTGGCCTCCTCGAGGATGTAGCGATAATCCACCTCCGCACCATCGGTAACGGTCAGAACGCCCATTTCCACCCATTTCTGAAAGCGTTCGGCTGTCCGTCGATCTTCATTTTTCTCGACGCTGTACACCGTGTCATACGGTACCCAGAAACGCGGGGCCACACTGTAGTAATGCGTTTTACCGTCAATCTCGCGGGTATAAAGTCGCGCCATGCTGTTCATATCCAGCTTACGCGCCAGGTCAAAGGCCAGAATGCACGGCTGCCCCTCGAACTGCTCAAGGGTCAGTGATTTATCCTCGCAGCTCTGCCAGCTCACCAGGTTGAAATACGCCGAACGCGCCGACACCCAGATATTGAGGTGTTTTGTTTTAAAGACGTTTGCCAGACGGGCGTTATTTTTCGCACGCTGTTGCTGACTTAACAAAAACTCACGGTAAACCGACACCCCGATATTCGGGTTGGCTTTTTCCAGCACCTGCGGGTCGGTCCAGTCGTCACCTTCATCAACGGTATAGATGATCCCGAACAGTTCATCGTTAGGCACCGAGCCGTTGAGCATCTCGATGACTTCCCGCCGTTTGTCGTAGCACGGCCCCTCAATGTTGTACCCGGCGGTAGTGATAGCCCACATCAGTGGCTGACGTCGCGCCCCCATCCCGGTAAGCATCGTGGTGTAAAGCGCATCTGTGGCGTGCTCGTGATATTCATCCACCACCGCACAGTGGGGTGATGAACCATCACCGGGGTTACCGATCAGCGGTTCAAAACGCGCACCATCCTCCGGACGGTTCATGTTTGAGGCGTTAACCTCAATCCCGAACGCTTCCGTCAGCATGGGTGTGCGTTTACACATCAGTCTTGCCGGACGAAAGACTTCCCATGCCTGTTTCTCCGTCGTGGCACCGGAATACACTTCCGCGCCGAACTCGTTATCACAGGCAAAACAATACAGGGCGACACCGGCAGAGATTGCCGATTTGCCGTTCTTACGGGGGATTTCGGTATACACCTCACGGAAGCGGCGCAGCCGGGAGCCTTTATTGACCCAGCCAAACGCGCAGCAGATCACAAAGAGCTGCCACGGCTCCAGCGTGATGGGCATCCTCTTAAATGCCCACTCACCCTTGGTGTGCGGCAACAGCTGAATAAATTTCGCGGCCCGTTCAGCCAGGTCCTTGTCGAAGCGGTAACGAAACGACTTACTTTTTTCCTCCATCAGGTCATCAAGATGGCGCTGGCAGGCCTGAATCACAAACTGGCAGGCCACAATCTTTCCGCGCACGACATCACGGGCATACTGATTGGCAGCATTTACGTTGGGGTAAGATTTCCGGCTCATGATTCGATGATTTTCAGAAACGGGTTAGTGGCTTTCTTCTGCCCCGCCAGGCCAATCAGACGCTGGCGGCTGCTGGGGTCGAGTCCGAGCATTGCCCCCGTACTGCTCATCTCGGACTCCTGTTCTTTTTTGGCGGTCAGCTCCGGATTTTTGACCATACCGCCCATTGCACCGGTAATGGTGTTGCCCTGTCTGGCAATATTTTTCACGGCACGTCGCCAGAACTCGTAGGCCACGCACCACCGCTCAAGCACCGCGAGGTCAGTCACGCACAGCAGGCCCTGACCGCAGAGTTCTTTGGTTGTCAGTTGCCACATGATCGTGGCGAGAGGGAGATTTTCTTCAGCGAACCACTCCGGTGGCTCAACACCTTTGATGGGCGTAAAAACAGGCTCATCTTTGTTCAGGGCTCGCTTGCCGGGATTTCCGGCCAGCGCCTTGCGCGCCGTTGGCTTGGGGCGACGCCCGGAACGCCCCGTCGTTCCAGCCATATGCGGCACTCCTGGTTAAATTTCATTTTTCGCGGGTATAAAAAAACGATGGGGCGGGCAGTCCGGAAGACGTCAGGTCACAGGGATTTGACCCGCCCCTCCCCTCAGACAGTTGAGAGTTATTATCACTTAAGCCGTTCACGGGCCGTCTTCGCCTTATGACACGGCCAGCACAGACTCTGCAGATTACAGTCGGCATCAGTGCCGCCATGCGCTTTAGGGATGATGTGGTCAACGGTTTTCGCCTCACGCACCACACCAGCACGCAGACATAACTGACACAGGCCTTTGTCACGCTTCAGGACACCCGCGCGGATACTGTCCCACTTCGAACCATAACCGCGCTGATGACGGGATTGTCCTGGCTTGTATTGCTTCCAGCCCTCGCTTTTGTGGCTTTCGCAATAGCCTGACGGATCAGTCGTGGTATTGCGGCAACCGCGAAAACGGCAGGCTTTTGGGGTTCGTGGTGGCATTTATATCCCCTCTTTGGTGCACGCTTACAATGCGTAAAAAAGCCTCGCATTAGCGAGGCTCGTTTATATCTTGAAGGTGAATACTTATTGTCTTATCTATCCACGGGAAACATTAAGATTATTACACCCGTTAGTTGGGAAATAAAACAAAATGCAGGTGGTTTATTTATTCTTTGCTGATTGCTTTCTGAATGGCATCGGCTAATGGTTCAATTAAGCCAATAGCTGCTTTTAATTCCTGTTCAAATTTTGCACTTGTAGCCTGACCACCTGCAGAAGAAAGTGAGGCCTTAACTAATTCAAGGGCAGCTTGAACAGCTATAACCCTCTGTTTTTGAGCTTGAGTTACAGGCTGAGCACCTATTCCTGAAGGGAAATAATTCTCTAACATTACAACCTCCGTATTAAAAAGTGAGGTTACACATTACCCTTAAGATTACTCTTAGTGAAGAGGTATCTCATAATTATCACCCTTACCAATAACGCTTGATGAAATTTGTAATGGACTGGCTCTTATTTCAACGCAACCACTTACCGCGCGCCAGATGCTTAACCTCAAACATTAGCAATGAGATGTTTAATCTGAATCCACTCCAGAAGTAATCACCACTCTGTCTACAGGGCCTGATGTGAAGGATGATGAGTAAAATTATCGCTATCATCGAAGGCATTGCGTCCTGATGTACTCCTGCAGGTAGTTAACCTGTGCGGTTATCCTGTCGATTCCACTTCGGAGACGGTAATAATTGAGTTCAGCATCTGCTGTAAGTCCTGGGCTTTCTCCATCGCCCATGCCGCTGGCTCTGGTCGTTGATTTTGCACAGGTGGCGGCGACTTGCAGGCGCTTACGCCCAGAAGAAACATCAGCACGGAGACTTTCGATAGTCGCGTTAGCATCAGCAAGCTCCTTTGTGTATCTGGCGTCAAGTTCTGCTACGTCACGTTGACGCTTCTGCATATCAGAGATAGTCGCCATAGCCGAATCTAATGCCATAGCATTCTCATCACGCTGCTTTTTGTATTCGATGGCTTTGCTGTGGTAATAATTTGCTGAACAGATAAAAGAACCAATGACAGTAACGAAGAATGCAGCGATAACCAGCTTATAGCTCAACTTCATTTACCACCCCGCCAGCCTCTTTGAATCGGGCAATCAGGTCACCGATTTTATGTTCATACTGACCGTAACCAGCGCCCGGCAGTGAAGCCCAGATATTGCTGCAACGATCGATAGCCTGACGAATATCGCCGCGATCAATCATCGGTAAAGCGCCACGCTCTTTAATCTGCTGCAATGCCACAGCATCCTGGCTTTTTGGAGAGAAGTCTTTCAGCCCAAGCTGCTTGCGGTAAGCATCCCACCAGCGTGAAAGAAGTTGATAACGGCCTGCAGCTGTTGATTTGAGTTTGGGGTTTAGCGTGACAAGTTTGCGAGGGTGATCGGAGTAATCAGTGAAGAGTTCACCACCGACAATAATATCATAACCGTGGTTACGTGTCGGTTGTCGTCCGTTATCCGTTCCTTCTGACCAAGCCACCATATCAAGGAAAGCTTTACGCTGGGAATTTAGTACCTGCATAAATTACTCCTTAGAGCCACCAAATTTGTTACCGATTACTCGCATTGCAGCCCCACGAATAGCATCGACACCGATCAGCCCCACCCCACCACCAATGGCAACAGAAAGTGATTTAGGCCATCCGACATACTCAAGAGCGGATGCAAAGGTCAGCGTCAGAGCGCCACATAGCAAAATCTCGAGCGTTTTTCGCTTCCAGCCACCACCACCGCCAAAATAGGCGATGCGCAAACCAGCCATAACGATCGACATAATCACTGCACCCAGCGGTGTGTCTCCACGCCACCAGCTCTGGACCAAGTCCAGCCAGGTATTTGGGTTATGAGGCATTTCGTCATCTCTCACCTCGCGATATTTGCGGGTGCTGTGTTGGAAATAAAAAGGCCACGCAACGTGGCCACCAGAATTATTTCCCCACCAGTTCACTTACCTCTTTCACCGTCTGATTAAACCGCTCTGACTCAAGTTCAACACCTAACGCCCGACGCCCCAGCGCCATTGCTGCTTTTATTGTGGAACCGGATCCCATAAAGAAATCAGCAACCAGATCACCAGGTCGACTACTGGCATTGATTATTTGCCGGAGCATATCCGCCGGTTTCTCGCACGGATGTTTACCCGGGTAGAACTGAACGGGCTTATGCGTCCAGACATCGGTATAAGGCACGGAGACTGATACGGAGAAATAGCGCCGGAGAGATTTAAACTCATCCAGCAATTCAGAATATTTGCGATTCAGTGAATCATAAGATGCCACCAGCTGGTGGTGTGGTTGTTCCAGTTGTTGTTCCTGAAACTTCTCTGCCGCTATACGGGAAAACAGTGCCTGTAACTTCCGATAGTCAGCCTCATTCGGCAACTGCCACTGACTGGCACCAAACCAGTGGGAAACCATATTTTTCTTACCTGTGACTTCGGCAATTTGTTTTGCCGTTATACCCAGTTCGGCACGAGCATCCCTGAAATACGATATCAGCGGTGCCATTATGTGCTGTTTGAGTTCCCTTTCTTTTGCCGCATAGCCGTCACTTTTGCCGCGATATGGCCCCTGGTAATGTTCAGCAAACAGAACGCGCTCTGTGGCAGGAAAATATGCGCGCAGACTTTCTTTATTACACCCATTCCAACGTCCGGACGGCTTCGCCCAGATGATATGGTTAAGCACGTTGAAACGTTCACGCATCATGATCTCAATATCAGATGCCAAGCGATGCCCACAGAACAGGTAAAGGCTTCCGGCAGGTTTTAACACCCGCCAGAACTGGGCCAGACAGTGGTCCAGCCACTTAAGGTAATCTTCGTCCCCTTTCCACTGATTGTCCCAGCCGTTGGGTTTCACCTTGAAGTACGGCGGATCGGTAACAATCAGGTCAATGGAATCATCAGGCAGGGACTGAATAAAATGCAGGCAATCAGCGTTGATTAAATCAACACTGTTTATTTTTACAGTATTTTTCATGGATCAGTAAGCGTAACTCTGGTAGGCTCACTCTGCTTTTGCGCTAAAGCAGTGGGCCGTGGTTCGCTTGTGACCAGTAAGCATGAGCGAATGGCTGGCAGGTGCTACCAACACCCACCAGCCGCCCATTTTCACAGCAGGAAACCGCCATTACTGGCAGCGTCTGAATTTATTCCCATACCCGCCGTTATCCTTCGCCAGACCCGCCAGAACTAACTGAGTCAGTATTAACTGGCACCGGGCTTCGCTTACTCCGGTAGTTCTCGTCATCATGCGTGGCGTTACCCACTTGTCAGCAGGTAGGAAATGAAGGACTACGGCGGCGGTTTCTGTCATATCTTGCTGTTTTAGCATGTCTTTTTCCCTTCTGATTAACATGACATACCAATAACTCTTGTCTAAAAAGCCAGCAAGATAAAAAGCCAGTATTCACGACCACCAGCGTGTTTACTGTACTGCACCAGGTTTACAGGTACAAAAAAACCGCTCAACTGCGGTTTTAAGGAAGGAGTCGAAGTAACCACTCTTAACATGATACAATTATTTTTGCGGACCGCGTAAGCGTTTATATAGTGTCAACATGCCAAAGATGACACTATATGTTGACAGCAGAAAAAATTTACATTTAAACAGTGCAAAATTTGTTGACAACGCAAATGTCAATAGTTAATTATTGCGTCACCAGCTCAGCACTGTTCGTAGATAATATTTAGGGTCTACTCAACGGTTCTGAGCTTTTTTTGTGAGTTTTTCAATGAAGAAAACAGCAGTCTTGATTGACGGCGGCTACTTCATCCGTCGGATTGATTACTTTCTACGAAAACATTTCCCTGGGCATGAGTTAGACAGCCAACAACTTGTTAAAATAATCTGGCGAATTGTTAAATTTCATGTAGAGGTTCCACATGGTGCTCACGCTGACCGTGAACCACTTGAGCTTTACCGTATTTACTATTACGACTGCCCGCCGCTTGATAAACAGATTAAGTATCCTTTGCCTGATGGAGACAACAAAACCCCATCAACTAAAAACTTCAAGACACATGCTCCGAATGTTTTACGAAACAAGCTTCATGAGGAGCTAAGGAAGAATCGTAAAACGGCACTTCGTATGGGTATTCTTTCAAACGTCGGTAACTGGCAAATAAAAGAACATACTCTTAAGAAACTATTACGTAATGAAATTCAATGGTCTGAGTTAACTAACGACGATTTCTACTACGAATATAAACAAAAAGCCGTCGATATTAAGCTTGGTATGGATATAACTATCCTTGCTCATGAGAAACTAGTTGATGTGATCGTCCTGATTGCTGGCGATGCTGATTTCGTTCCTGCCGCTAAACATGCCCGTATAAAGGGTGTGGATTTTATCCTCGATCCAATGAACCAACAAGTTCCTCCCTCACTGGCAGAGCACGTCGATGGAGTGCAATCGAGCAACATTGTTGTTGCAATTGCTGATATTTGCAGAATCGTCCCAACAGTAAAACCTGATTGGTGGGACGATTATATTGACAGACGCAAAGAGAAAAAACTCAATCGTCAAAAGAAAACAAAATCATCTAAGAACGAGCCCAAGAAAAAAACACTTCAATCTGAAACATCCCCGGCTTAAGCCGGGGTTTCACTAATCCATTTCAAGTTTAACATCCAGAATTGAAAGGCATCCATCAATAAACCCCTCAGCCATCTGTATCTCAATGCGTATTAGTTTCTCATCCTTTCCACGCGCCTTTGCAATCTTACGCTTGGATATTCTGTATAAATAATGTGCCACAAGAAGCGAATGCTCATCAGGTCTTTTTTGCTTTAGACGTGCAAGACAACCTTCAATAATTAATGCATCACTATCTGAACAAGCCTGACGTGTTTTGCTTGTATAGGGAAGAAGCCCTTTAAACCCAGCAGCTATAGGAGAATAATCTACTCCTGAACTATCACTCGCCGCCCATGCTCCCCAACGATCCAGAACCATCTGAATATCACGCATCACCTTTCTCCGAAAAAATCAGGCCAGCACGCCAATTGCCAGCGCGCGATCGATAAAACGAAATATCAGCTCCAGCTGGGAGCCATACTTTTCTTCAAATGCCACGGTATCCGCATGCAGCTCGTCGTGATGCTTTCTGCACAAAGGCAACACAAAAAGGTCATGCGCTTTTGTTCCCATTCCACCCTGACCGTAACCTATCAGGTGGTGGGGATCATCAGCGGGCTTTCCACAACATGCACACGGCTGTGTCTTAACCCAGCGCGTGTACTTTTCATTAACCCAGCGGCGACGTTTTGGGCGTAACATAAAAGACTCCGGCGACTCCGGATCCACTTTCAGCGCCAGCACCTTTTTCGCCTTATCCTGGATGATGCTGGTGGCAGGAACCGAAGGCACAAGGTCACTTTCCCGGGTGACAGACGGCACAACAGGCTTCGGTAATCTCAGTGCCTTACGGGCTGCACTTTCCGGTAAGGCATCCGCCAGGTCATTACGAATCAGCCACCAGCACAGTTCCGGCATTGTCACAACGTGACTGTCATCAAAACCGAGATCCCGACGCACAACAGACAACACCCAGCGGGCACAGTTATCCGTTGCCATTGATTCCAGCCGTTCCGTGAACTGATCGCGCAGCTGGTTATCGCAGTGCCAGCACAGACGGATTGCACCCGGAGCGTGTCGCATTGTGGTCATGTTCTCGCTGTGCCAGTCGGAATGGGGCCACTGGCAGCCTTTTTTACGAAGTAACCAGCTTTCAAGACATTCCACGCCACCAGCACGACGGATCACTGCCTCATTGCGGAACACGGCCCGAACGGCAGGATCATCCGCCAGCGGTTGTGACGCCGCGGGAACGGCACCACTGGCGAAAGATGAATAATGCTCCGGCTCAGGCTCCAGCAGGACACGCCCCTGCATAAACAGGGGCATCAGCTCTGAACCGGGCCTGAACAATACGATCCCCATACGCGGGGCAATTTCAGGGGTCAGTAGTGCTCTCACGGTCACCTCAATGAACGGTATCGAGCAGCTTTAACAGCTCAGGGAATCGGGATTCGAAGAAATGCGGCTGCGTCTCGCGCGGATTTGCGGGACTGGTGATGTTCTTGCCGAACATGCAGCCTTTCGCTGTCAGCGACCAGAATTTTTTGATGTTGTTAATCGCGGTACGGCTGTATCGTTCGCGTTGTTCAACGATCCCCAGCTTCGCCATCTGGTGATATGCCTGATTAGCCGTCAGGCGGATACCATACTGTTTCAGCAGTGCACTCAGCGACAGCGTAGGGCGACTTGAGCCATCAGGCGCGTCAGCAGGAGCATCAATGGCATAGCGCGGTGCCAGATTCGGTAAGCCAACAGCCTCCTGGAGTTTCTGACAGGCACTAAGCACAGATGAGTTAGACAGATTTAACTCCCGACGCATAAAGTCCAGCAGAATCACACCAGCCTGCATCTTGTCAGCAGCCTGCCCGGATAATTTTTCCGGTATGCTGGTTACCATGTCAAAAGTACGGATCACCTTCAGATGGAATGACGGGCTAATCCACATTGCATAGGCATACACCAGTTCCTTGCAGACATACGTTCCCTGGTTATTTCCACCACGAATGACATTAACTGGCGCTATATTGACCGAGTTGCAAATCTGCAACTCGCTTATTAAGCGTTCAGTTTGCTCATTGCGGAGCCAGAATGCGGGCTTATGCTTATCCAGAGAACCAGCAGCCCTGTGCAGATCGTTCAGGCTGTAACGACCATAAGCATCACGACGAACTTCAATACCATCAATAACCATCAGATTATTCATACTTCGTTTCTCCTCTTAATCAGGCGGCTGCACCCGCCGTTTTCTCGTACTTACTGATAGTGATCTCGACCTTCCCTTCCGGGATAACCGGTCCCCACTCCACCAGCATTCTTTTCACCTGACTGTCGTCTTCCCACACACCCGCGTGGGTCAGGGCGTCAAACAGCGCCTTGTTATAGTTGTCCAGATCGCGGATCCGGTTATCCGGAGGAAACAACACGATCTCCACTGAAGCAGGTGCCGACGTTGGTTTTGGCAGACGACGTAACTGCTCAACTATTGCTGCACACGCCGCGCTCTGAAATTTTCGCCCCGCCGCGCTTATCAGGCTCTTACCAGCAAATGCCCCTTTGTTGGGGTGTCGCCAGTACGTGTTCACGCTGGGCGGGAAAGGAAGGATCAACTTCATACTTTCAGGCCCCTCTCATGTAACCAGTGGGCTGCACGCAGCCTGGCGTTTTCCTCACCGGCAAGCAGTGAGCGGATAATCCCGACCGCCTCGCTGTCGTCGTCCTTCACCGCGGTATGAAGCGTTATCCCCCGGGCCACGCCACGCTTTATCGTGATGACGCCTTTTTTCTCCAGTGCGCGAAGATGCTCCACCGCTGCATTCACCGAACGATATCCCAGCATGGTTGCCACCTCCTGATTGGTTGGCGGGAAGCCACGTTCTTTCTGGTAAGAAATCAGCATATCCAGCACCTGCTGCTGGCATTGAGTTAACGTCGTCATTACGCCCCCACGTAATTCCCTGACAGATACCACTCATCACTCGATACAGCGCGCTTGCTGCTTTTCCGTAAACACTGCTCACGACGCGCCAGAAAATTGTTTCGTTCTGGCTGGGAATGGCTTTCACGGAATGCCGCCATCCACACCGTTGCAGCACGACGGTATAAGCCCCTGGACTCCAGTTCTTCAGCCTGGCGGGTCAGGCACAAAATCTCCCGCGGGTCGTTAGTGCCGACATAGAAATTGCGCACAGGTCTGGTTTCACGAACTGGTTGCGGTTCCGCCTCCTGCGCTCTCTCAGTCAGGCGCGGGAAATGTCTGCGTGTATCCCCTTCACAACGGTGAGCCACACGCCCACTCTGACGTAACTTGCTTGCTGACTGCAGAACGCGCTGCCGTGAGTAACCTGCAAAAGCATCCGCAATGTCTCCGGAAGTACACCCCGGATGGGCTTCAATGTATTTCTGAACTTCATTCAAAAGACTCATGATCACCCCCTGAATCCTGCCGGGATCTGGCTGTAGTCCACGTTGTCGTAACTGGCTTTGAAGTACGGGTCTTCGCGTTTTTCTGTGTACGTGCTGACGGACGGCGATAAGCGCAGGGAAAGCTCATCCCATTTTTCCCGCAGCTTCGACGGGCTGAGCACGTTACGGCACCAGAACGGATCGCGGCTGACGCGGCTGTACATCTCGCAGATTTGTTTGTGAGTACGACCATCCTGCACACACATCAGGCGAATTTCGTTTGCCCAGGCTGTCCAGTTCGGTTCTTTGGGACGAACCACCTCGCCGTCACATTCGGCGGCCTGCTCGTACAGGGCGATGATTTTTTTCCAGAGCCACTGTGCGCAGGTCAAATCATCCTGCGTTCCCCACTGGCGCTTTTTAGGGCTGAATACAACCGCATCAGGATGGCGAGTTAAAAACTCCTGTTCAGCCGTCTGCGTGTCCGGTTGCGAAGCGTCCGGACGAGAAGTTTTTTTATCTGACGGATCATGTTTTGATTTTACTGACGGATCCCCGCCAGATTCTGACGGGTGAAAACCCGCTTTTTTGCCAGATTTCGACGCATCAAATTTTGACGGGTCAGATTTTGATGCGTCAGATTTTGACGGGTCAGAATCTGACAGTTGAGAAAATGCCGCTGCCTGAAGCTTCGCAACGTTAAGCTGATAAACATTCGACGCATTGCGGTTACCCTGGCGACGCGCCTTACGCGTTAACCAGCCTTCTGCTTCCAGCCGTGCGATAGCCGTTCTGACGGTACTCATCCCCGCGCCAATCTGACGGGCAATGGTTTCAATTGATGGCCAGCACACACCTTCGTCATTACTGAAATCAGCCAGGCGGGCCATAATTGCCACGCTGGATAATTTCATGCCTGACGCAGCGCAACCATCCCATACATAGCCGGTTAATTTAGTGCTCATGACCGACCTCTATTTCCCTGAATTTACAACGAAACTGTTCGAGCGGGCTGAAGCACTCATGCTCATAGCCTTCACGGAGGTAGATAACCCGTTGTGTTTCCGGCTCCCAACGAATGACTCTGATGGGCACTCCGTAGTGATCTTTGAACCAGCGGTTAACTTGTCGCAAAGGACTGTCTCCTTCTGCCGGTTGAAATCACCCACAGCCCACTCTGCAAAGCTGTGGGTTACAATTTCCCTGTCACCTAGTACATTTACTGCATAGCAATACTCCACCTTCGCTTTTCCACCCGGTACAGGAAGCGCAATCAGTTGCGAGCGACGGTAGTGTGTTGTTAAACTGTTCATGCGTTAGTTTCTCCACAGTCACGACACGCCACGGCGCCCGGAGCTGCACACTCGCGGGCGTCACTACTTTCTGAAACGCAAAAGATTTTGTAGACCAGTGCTGCATGCTCCTGCAGCTTCGAAATTGAGAGGTACAGCTCATCGTTAATTGCTGTCTTCTCATGCGGTTCCACTACACCGTCTTCAATTGCTGAACGAATCTGTTTTGAATAACTGCCGATCTGTTCAATGACTTCCAGCAGGCGTTGGTTGATATCGGCGTTGTCCACATCCTCGACGTCAGGAAGAGACACAAAGACGCCATTTGCAGACTGCGCCACAGCATCAGCAATGAAGTGAGTGCCACCAGCACGCTGTAAAACCATTGCCCATCCCAGCGGGAAAATCTGATCGCCATCTGCACGAAGGCGGTTGAATAAAGCGTTTTCTGTTACATCGAGCCAGTCAGCCGCTTCAGCGTAACCACCCGGCAACGCCGCGATAGTTTTTCTGACAGCTTTCACGTACCACTCAGGCTGTTTTTCTATTTTCCAGTGATGCTTACCCACGGTTAGCCTCATCGTTCTGTGGTTAAAAATTGAAAGTGTTCTGCTAATCTTTCGGATAGATATCCGGTCTTAAGTCAGATTTCGTAATTGCACCTGACGTGCATTGCTCAAGTTTTTTAGCCAGCACAAAACTGGCTTTTTTATAGCCATTGAAAACCAGCCGTAAGTAGCCAGGTGTTGAGCCAACTTTTCCGGCCAACTCGCCCTGCTGTTCTTTGGTTAAAGAGTCCCAATACGCTTTCATACAATATGTACCTCCGGTGTACATATTACATGATTGAAATGAACCTTCAAGATACTTGTACCTTAACGGTACAAGGGTTTTAATTTCGTTATGAAAACAATCCATGACATCCGGCGGTCTAACGCCAGAAAACTGAGAGATGGTGTTGGCGGGAATTCTTCCTTTGCCACTATGATTGATCGCGAGCCAACCCAGACCAGCAGGTTTATGGGAGATGGTGCTACTAAAAATATCGGTGACAGCATGGCACGACACATCGAAAAATGTTTCGACCTGCCTGTCGGATGGCTCGATCAAGAACACCAGACAACGAACATCACAAAAAAACCTGATGTTTCAATCACTAATAAACAAATCACATTAGTCCCTGTCATATCATGGGTACAGGCCGGAGCATGGAAAGAAGTTGGATATTCTGAGGTTGATTTGAGCACAGCAGAAACGTATCCCTGCCCTGTACCCTGTGGGGAAATGACTTATATCTTGCGGGTGATAGGTGATTCAATGATTGATGAGTACCGCCCGGGAGACATGATTTTTGTCGATCCTGAAGTACCTGCCTGCCACGGTGACGACGTTATTGCATTGATGCACGATACAGGCGAAACCACCTTCAAAAGGTTGATAGAAGATGGGACACAGCGTTATCTCAAAGCGTTAAACCCAAACTGGCCTGAGCCTTACATTAAGATCAACGGTAATTGCTCTATAATTGGTACAGTGATTTTCTCAGGAAAACCAAGAAGATACAAAATCAAAGCCTAATCAATGTTTATGAACCTGCTTCGGCAGGTTTTTTTATACTTGACAATGTACCTTTGAGATACATAATGTACCCAAGCGAAACAACGAACAGGCAGGACGCCCACGAAGTAGCCGCCTGGGGCATATGAAGTCCAGGATGATTCGTTAGCAACAAAAAAGCGCCCTACAGGACGCTTAGCTCTTTAACAATCTGGTCCCCATCAACAAGTAACTGATAACTTGAGGAGATGTGAAATGCACAAAACAGAACCCAAAATCGTCGCGCCTGGCTACACAGATGAGGAAATTTATGAGTGGATGACAAAGAAGCTGGCAGCTATAAACCAGCTTCGTGAAGTGCTGTCTTATCGACAGGAAACAATAGACTCCTTAAAAAAACTGGATCAGGAAATCACGGTTTTATCACAGGATGTTACTTTAGATATTGTGCAGACAAATTAGGATCCCATTCATTTTCGTCAAAATCATCAAAGTGATGAATTTGTGATCTCCAGTCTCGATAATCTAAAAATTTCTGGGCGGTTACGCTTATTTTATCAAGTGTGAGTTCATCCTGAATTGAAAGAAGAAGTTCATCAAATTTCATCTCATTAATCTGTTTTGGCATCCAGTGATGCTTCATCAGAATAAGGTGAACCAGAGCCTTTTTCCCATTCAACTGATTATAGGGAGTGCCGAATTTCTTCCGGTGCTCATGTAAGACAAGGTCCAAAAGAGTAAGTAATGTTGCCCTTGATTCAACTTTGCTTATTTCGACTGATGACACTACCCCACTGATTTCAATGCCCCGATACTTTCCAACATTTTCACAGTGGGATTTGTACAGCGTATAGATATTACCGGACATTTCTTTTCCTTTTGCGTTGTTGGGGATAACCAGATTAACCGAATCCTTGTTGTTGGGGAATAACTAGGTCCACCTCGCCTGATGTGGCTAAAAGCAGGCACATAACAGCTAAGTATTTTCAACCAGAGAGAATCCTTAGCGTTGTGGTGAATGCGGCTCAGCGCACGCGGGTTAAGGTTGAGGCTGACAGTCGACCTTCTGTGGATACCCACCCGCCTGGTGTGCAACCTTCGCCAGGCACCGGGAGGCACCCGGCACCACAACTTTATGCTGTGTGTAGTCTTGGCGGTACCAGCTTGTACCCTTGCTTCCGGCTGGTACCGTCCTTTTTACAAAACAGAGAAGAGCATCACCGGACGACGGGCTCATAACCCAATCCATCCGGGCGGCAGTCACCGCAGGTGTTCTTCTCTGTTTTGTGGAGAAACTAACCGACCTTGCAGGGTCGATATGATGAGGAGCAGCAAAATGGCTAGCGAACGCAGTACTGATGTGCAGGCATTTATCGGGGAGCTGGACGGCGGCGTATTTGAAACCAAAATCGGCGCAGTTCTCAGTGAAGTCGCTTCCGGTGTGATGAACACGAAAACCAAAGGTAAGGTCTCGCTCAACCTAGAAATCGAACCGTTTGATGAGAACCGAGTGAAAATCAAACACAAACTCTCATATGTTCGCCCGACTAACCGCGGGAAAATTTCCGAAGAAGACACCACCGAAACGCCGATGTATGTCAATCGCGGTGGTCGCCTGACTATTCTGCAGGAAGACCAGGGACAGTTGCTGACTCTTGCCGGTGAACCTGACGGAAAACTCCGCGCAGCAGGTCGTTAATATCGTTTTTAATTAACTGATTATTTATCTCATCACTGAATATCTTTATATAGTGAGGACTTATTATGTCTCAGAACTTAGACGCAACCGCAATTAATCAAATCCATGCCCTTATTTCTGCTCAGGGTGTTAATGAAATTATCAGTAAGATTGGTGCCGATGCTGTGGCATTGCCTGAGAATTTCTGCATTCATGATCTGGAAAAATTTAATTTAAATCGCTTCCGTTTCCGTGGTGCGCTTTCCACTGCCAGCATCGATGACTTTACCCGTTATTCTAAAGATCTTGCAGATGAAGGCACCCGCTGCTTTATCGATGCTGATAATATGCGTGCCGTCAGTGTGCTTAACCTAGGTACTATTGATGAACCAGGTCACGCAGATAACACCGCCACACTCAAACTGAAAAAGACAGCACCGTTCTCTGCTCTGTTGTCTGTTAACGGCGAGCGTAACTCCCAGAAGTCACTGGCAGAATGGATTGAAGACTGGGCCGACTACCTTGTGGGCTTTGATGCTAATGGTGACGCCATTCAGGCAACAAAAGCGGCTGCGGCAGTCCGTAAAATCACAATTGAAGCGAACCAGACTGCTGATTTTGAAGACAATGACTTCAGCGGCAAACGCTCCCTGATGGAGTCTGTCGAAGCGAAGACCAAAGACATTATGCCAGTGGCATTTGAATTTAAATGCGTTCCGTTTGAAGGCCTGAAAGAACGTCCATTTAAATTACGACTCAGCATTATCACTGGTGATCGCCCTGTACTGGTTCTGCGCATTATTCAGCTGGAAGCAGTGCAGGAAGAAATGGCTAACGAATTTCGTGATCTGCTTGTTGAAAAATTCAAAGACAGCAAAGTAGAAACCTTTATTGGTACTTTCACCGCCTGATTTCATTACTGCAAATGCCCCTGCGGGGGCGTTTACGGAAGCGATAATTTTAACTATTGCCGCCCCTATAAAGAACCATTAAACGATAACGTGACGTAGCTATTGATAGTAAATGAAGCACTTGCAAAATAATTGCATTGCGTATATATACGCACATGTGTTGTATTACAGCGATAATGGTAAAGCAAATGATTAACTCTGAAGCAATTGAGCAACTAATGTGGTTATGGTCCTTATTTGACATTAAATTCTTATCTATTTTTGCCGCAGGCTTCACTATATATTTTGGCGTACAAAAAATATCAAAAAAGGTGACAGTGTCGTATTCAGCAAATGTAAGTAAAATATATGACATGCATATATCAACCATAATCCTGACTAATAAAAGAGATAATGCAATTGCTATATCTTCAATCAATATGGAGGTTGAAGGGAAAGGGATACTACGAGTTATTAAATTTGACTCCCCTCTTCTTCTAAAGAACTATGATTCTTTAAAAGTTGAACTACCAAAATTTAGCAGCCTTTATAATAATGATGGCGTAGTTAAGTTAGATATTTCTGATAAGTTTCATTTTTATATAATCACGACATCTGGAGATGAAATCAAATGTATTTCTGAAAATAAACATGTGGCACCAAATGTGAAAAACAAAATAATTCCAGACATAATAAAATTTAATGGCATTGTCTTAACAAACAGAATGTCTTATATTTTTTTCTATGCAAATGACAACGGAGAGAAATACTGCATAATAGATGCTTCATTGTCCATAAATGGCGACAACCCATTTCATTTTCATGTTCTTAAAGAAGATGAATTAAGAGATTTTTCTAGCATCCTTATTGGTTACGGATATCACCAACGGTTTAAAAGTTATGCATTATTTAAAATAGACAACCATCTTGCTCCTTCTTTGGTTTTAAATAAATCAATGATAGAAAATAATATTATTGAAATGAATAAGTAACTCACCGGGTGCAGCCGGTTATGATGGAGAAATGATATGAATACCTTGTTTTTACTGATGGCTGAATTCAATACCCTAAACATTGAACTCTCAGCAGTTAGTCAAAAATACTTTGGTATGAGTCCAGCCACAGCAGAAGCAAAAGCAAACGCTTGTAAGTTGCCTGTACCTACATATCGCATCGGTACATCACAAAAAGCAAAACGCTGCATCAACATTCAGGATCTTGCGGAATATATTGACAAAAGACGGGAAGAAGGGCGAGCTGAGTGGGAAAAAGTCAGAACGGAAAAACAAAAATATAACTAAACTAAAACTATGGATAACCCGTATATGTACGGGTTATTTTTCTTTATCACTATCTTTTCTTGATTTGAACAATCCACTAACAACGAAACCAACCAAACCAACAATACTAATTGTACTTGTACCTAGTAATGCAACGATCGCTTCAACTGGAGGCTTTCCTTCATGTGCAATAAGAAACGATGTAAACATTGCGACAACGAATAAGCACCAACACGACATAAACCAAACCGTGAATGAGGCCATTTTTGTCCGAAGCTCATTGTCTATTTCTTTACCAGTTGCGTCAGCTATCTTATCCCGTACTTGTGATTTGAGCATATCAAGCTGAGCTTGAAGACTGTCCATTCTGTTCTGCTGCATAAACTCATGCAATGCACCAGTATTAGAACCAAACTCTTCTGCCTCCAGAATAGCTTTATTTTCTGAAGAAGAATCATCGTCGCTCTCATGATTAGACGGCTCAAATGCAGATTTAAAAACCTGTTCTTGACTGTCAGTAGAGTTTAAGGATGCTTCAGAGCGACCATTTTCAACACCTGCGGCCGCTCCGATAAGTTTATAGATATCTGAATTGTGAGACATGTCATCCCTGAATATTACTTTTCAGAGGCCCTGACATTGCTGTCGGTTATTCAATAAATCATGATAATAAGCCTTGATCGCATCATTTGAGATGATTGACGAGCCAATACCATTATAAGCTTGTGACCAAGGCGTACCTGGCATATGAGTTAGAGTTGATAACTCAATTCCATTTTTCGAGCCGTAAAACTTATAAACAGCCCCGATAATGCTCTCTGCTTGCGGATCCATAGTAACGATGCCACCAAAAGGAGCTACTGCTACATTCGTAACAGGTTTATTCCCATAGTCTTTGAAAGCATCGTACATTCCAGGAATAACTGGACCGTACTTCCACGCGGAGACACATTCATTGAGCAAAGGCTTACCTGTTAATGCTAAATAGTAACCATGGGCAATATAAGTAAGCTTCTGCAGTTGCATGTGGGTCAGAGGATTATGATGTTGGTTTCCCAACGTTATGAATTTATTGGCTATTTGTACCGGACTGTACAT